CCTCAATGTCAATCGTTACAAGACGAATCTTTTTAATATCAAACTGTATATGATCTTCTGGATATTTTTCTGAGATATATTGATAAACATATCTGTCGTTGCCATATATTTTGAAGTTCTCAACCTCATCATACTTTTTATAGAACTCACGACAGTCTCTCACAAAGCCAGGTTGAATCGGTTCAACTGATTCACCCTCTAGTGTTTTATATTTTGTTTTTCTTTTAGAAGGAACAAACAAAGTTGGTTTCCATTCTTCTCGATGTGTGATGTGTTTTCCATTCTCATAACCACGAATCAGAAACTGATTACCTATGAGTTGTATATTGGTGTAAAATTTCACGAAGTCACTTTAGAATACTTTTCAAAAATCATAGGACTAGGAGTGACTAGAGTTATAATCTTGTCAGAATTAATCATTATTTCATTTTGTTCAGTATAGTCCTCCATCCACTTTTGTAAATCACCTTCCACTATTTTGTAAGGTTTTGTTAATTTACAATTTGGATCTCCAAACTCTGCAGCGATTTCTTCTATCTCTGAGACCACTATTTCCTGATTAGATAATAACAGGACTTTGATTACCTTTGTTTCTTCCATCTAATTTTTGTTGATAAAGTTTTTTTAAGTTTTCTACTGGTTCTGTCATTGTAACAACCCAATCGGCAGAACAAGGTACTCTAGTGTCTTTTGCTAGAGGAATCCAAGGAAAAAAAGTTACTCCAATCTTAGTAGCATACTCTTTTGTTGTGTCACCCTCATTCAAAACAGTAGGTTTATCCGTGTCATATATTTTGACAAGTAAAGGATCATCAAAATAATAACCAACTACTTCTTCGTTAGATTTAATTTCTTTTACATCAGCGATGAGATCCTCACCTGATTTAAGCATTACTAATTTGACAGACATTTAATACTTCCTTTGTTTACATTATAAAAGACCACTCAACAAAAGTCAAGTGGTCTTATATCTATAAAAATTTATTTATAGGTAATCTTTACGAGTGTGATGATCTGGAACTACTTTACCCAACTTGACGGTAAGGAGTCCATCTTCCAATGACACATCCCTGACTTCATAATCGTCTGCAAGTGTCCAGGCTCTGTTGAAAGATCTTTGAGCCAATCCTTGATGGAAGTACTCGGATCCCTCCTCTTTATTCTTTTTCTTTCCTTCAACGAATAGTTTTCCGTATTCAGTATAGACATTAACTTCCTCCTTTTTAAATCCAGCAAGTGCAATCTCTAACCGAGACTCAGTATTATTTACTTGTATTAGATTGTAAGGTGGGTAGTTTGTTATGGTCTCAGTAAAAAACTTATCGAAATAAGTATCCATACCGATACTGTTTTTTGTGATGCGATCCATTAAATCTCCTAGATCGGCAGCACGATACCTTTGTAAGTTCATAGTTCTCCTTAAGTAAGCGAGTGTAAATTTGTCCCCGAAGGCGACACTACTAATTATAACAGCAGACAAAAAAATAAGGGGTGGTGAACCCCCTAACAACACTTCGGTTTCCTCCCTAGTCTAGCAGAACTCTACAATTACTGACGCAAGATTTATCTCTTACATCACATTCTGAAATACATTCAAAGTAATCATCAACTGAATCATTTGGAGATGTCTCACGTTCGACATTCATCCAAGGTCTTAAACTATTGAACGATATAAGATTGTGCATAGATTGTTTTGAATTAAACACATAACTATCTATATGATTTAACTAAGATAGTAACACTTCTTCATCGTCACTATTTTCTTCATTAAGATTTGCAACACGTTTCTTATCGTTTTTATCATCACCCACAACTTCTCTTAGCAAGTTGTTAACGTCTTCTCGTAGGTTTGGTAGGTTTGACATTACTCCTCCTCTGGTTTTTTTCTTTTGCCAATATTGTATTTGGTTTCTAGATTCCAGTCATTTTTTTCTTTGTAAGAAATAACTTTAATCTGATTCAATGGTGCGATGTCATTAACTTTATCAGCTGAAACAACAGAAACCAATCCCCAGTCTAAAAGCAACTGGATAATACGATTTCTTCTTTGTACATCATTGACTGTAATATTAGCTCTCTTACCGTCTAATGCAAATAATTCTTTAAAATGAACGATGTAGTATCTGCCTTGTTTATGTAGAATATGGCAAGACTGATATAACTTCTTTTCTTTTCTTGAGGCCACACCAATACGAGTCAGCGTTTCTCTTACCTTAAGAAAATCATCTGGTTCATTTAATATAATCTCAATCATTTGGTCTGGCGACCAATTAATTTGAGGCTCAACAATTGAGTTCATTTTCTACCTCCAGTCTCAAGTCGATCTCGTATAAACGAGAGTTGTTCTCTAGTCAGAATGTTCAAAACCTGTTTTGCCTTTTCATTACTATAACCATAGTATTGTTTGATAAGTTCAAGGTTTTCAATTTGTTCTTTACGAAGCCAAGGAGAGTATCTCTTCCTTTTCCTGAGACTATTTAGAAAAAAGTCATATTGTAACTTCTTTGCTAGATTAGGATGTTTATTCATTTCATTTGCAAACATCACAGAATCTATCTGTCCAGATAAACATCTGTTAATAATATAAGATGGATACTGTTTTTCAATATCAGGATCCTCATCAATCAAATTATTTTTATTTGTGTTGATTGAGTTTAACCAATCTTTCAATTCCATTTTTTTCTTTTCACAATGATTTGATCATTTTCATAATCAGGTATAAATTCTATAGGGTCATCATTATCCCAACAAAGTTCACCATATAAAGAATTTAGAATAGACATATCATCCCAGAGGTCGTTTGGTTTAGTCATGTTTCTCGCTCCAGTCTTTGAAATTAGTTTGTAAATCTAAAGGTTCGGGATCTGTGATACCCTTTACTTTTTTCCAATTACTATACAGTGCTTGGAGATGCCATGATTGAGATAAACTCTTTGGCCCATGTTCAAGAAGATCGAGTTCCATCTTATTTCGAGTATGAGCCTTGTATTCTTCTCTCCAATTAGAATCATCAAATGTTTTCATAATTTATTTTCTAATAATAACAACATCCCCTTCATCATCATCGTCTTCATCTTGTGCTTTGAAAACTAAAAGTTCTTCACCAGATTGAACATCAGACATTTCTGGATGCACATTTCTTCTCTCTTGTTGTCGATTAAAATCTCTTAAGGTAGAAGTCATCATAGCATACATGTATGCGAAGGTCGCCCCTGCGAGACAAGCAAAACAAAGAAAATATATAAAGACGCTGGTATCATTCATCGGAAACCTTGTTGAAGTATCTTTTGTATGGGGACTTGTTTTATCTTATCTATAATATCAGTTTCTATTTTGTCTAGAATGTTTACATCTAGATGCATGAATGGTGGAATGATACCCAACATTCTTAATAGTCCATCGACAAACAATGCAAGAGTAGTAAATCCAAGAATCATACTGATAACGGTGGCATCACGATTGTGTTTTGCCATTGACTCATCATCGATTCTCCGTGCCTCATCAACTGCTTCCTTGACGGCAGCTTCAAGAAGAATTTTGACTTCCTCTTTGGTGTATGTGTACTACGAATCTTTTCCTCAGTAACAGTTCTTTCTTTTGGAAAGTCTGATAAAGGAAATTCTGTGATTAGTGTTTTGATCATAGTAGTTACCTTATGATGTCGATGTGCATATCTTTAGTCCAAACCTCTAATTCTGTTCTGAGAGAACCACTGGACTTAAGACTTTCATATCTTTTAGAGGCCTTGTTCTTCCACCATTTGATGAGGTTCTCTTGATAGAATTTATCAAAGTTGATAGGGTTTTTCTCTAGTTTGTCAGTATCTCCTCGAATAACTTCCCTAGAATTAGCAAATCCATAGTCACTGAAGTAAACTCTTTTCTTTTCAGTGAGGTTCTTTGCATTTGCAATCGCAGTCTGGAACTCCGCAGCCTTTTGAGAAGACGAGTTCTTTTTGATGATAGATATCATCTTCTGTTGAGTCTTCAACTTGCGACTCGAAGCGTCCTCTTTGACTAATAATTTGTC